AGTATTGTCATATGCTCTTTCTTTCATTCCTTTCAAGCGTTGCTCTTTTATTATTTGGTATTGTTCGGGGTCTATTTTTTCTAACAGTTGTGTGTAGTACCTGGGCGTTCCTACTTTTTTCCCTTTTATTATGACGAAGTCATCCGGGAAGACATCGTCTTGATATTTTTTGAACCATTCGTAACCGATACCCGGTTTTAAACTCATGGTGTTATATTCCGGCTGAAGCCAGATGGCTTCCCCGGTATCGGGATCGACTCGCAAATAATGATTTGCGGCCGCTTTCCCGGTTATTTTTTTTAATGTATAGCGCGCGACGTAGCCCGCGCTTTCTATTGTGACAGATCCTGTGGAAGCAAATCCTTTGCCCCACAGATCTGTCAGTAGTTTTGAAGTGTATAGTTTATTTTTATTTCTTTCTGAATGAAAGACCCTGTCCGGCCAATCGTGGCCGAACAAGATCGCATGGTAGTGGGGCCTGGCTATAAAGCCATTTTCCGGCGTTGCCGTCCCGTACTCTCCACATTGAAAATATCTTATCTTTTTTTTTGTTTTTTTCCGTAACGCCCTTATAAATTTTTGGAAGTGTATTTTTATTAATTCGGGCGGATGCGGTAGATTTTGATTATTGTATGTCAGAGTTATGAATGAATTTTCCGAGTGGAGTGATGCTTCATGGTAGCAGCGAGCCGCCCAGTCGCGCGATTTTTTTATGCGGCAGCCTATGCATTGACCGCAGGGTAGTTTTATTAAAACGCCGGTAGACTCCGAGCGTTTGAAGGTTATTCCGCCTGTTTTTTTATAGGCGGAAAGAGGACTAAAGCAGGCCACGAGGTTCCACGTACAGTGGATGATTTTTGCCCGTATATTCGGGCTTTATTTTGTATGGATTTAGAGCCGCCAGCCGCCTCGCATTGGCCGATTTCCGGTATTTTTCCGGTTGGTACGGCTTGCGGTGCGGGAGAACAATTTTCTCGAACTTTTGCGTTTCATTTTGTATTTGCGTGGCATGTCTTTCGGTCCTTTGGTTAGTTTTTTTGGTGGACCGCATTTCTCAAGTTTAGAGGAATGGGACCACCTTGTACAGTTACATCAAGTAGATAACTGTACTTTTGCCTCTTTTTCAGGGGGAGAGGCATCCTCCGGAGGTTGCTCAGACGCCTCTGGAACCGGCGGAGCCGTTTCCCGGGTCGGAGCTTGAGTAAGACCCATTTCGGCCATCTCGGACGCGTTGGCGTCGTCCTGGACGAAGTCTAGGAATTGGCCTGGGTCATTTTGGAATTTTGTTCGAATTGGCGATGGTAGATCGTCGAACATTTGTTGAGCGTCTTTTACTAGCCGCATGGATTCTGAGAAGTCGAGCGAGCTCGCGAATCCGTATTGTGGACCGTGCCGGTTCACATGATCTATGGCGCCGGTTTTCATGTACCGAGCCATGATCATATTTATATCGCATTCGTCCCTCATGCTTTGTTTCGTTTTTGTTTTACCGTTTTTCTCAAACGGAGCATAGACGCGGCCACCGCGTTCATACGCATTGCGTACTATGAATTTTTGTTTTTTAGCGGGCATACGCTTTCCGCCGATATTCGTCGGCACGCTTTTTAGCGGCACGTACCCGCTTATCGTATTCACTATTTGAAGTATTGACACTGATTGCATAATCAGGTCCGACTTGTCTTGCCTGGCCGCGCTTTTTACGCGCGTCAATTGATTTTGCGGAATGTATTCCTTCGATGGTTGTATCCAGGTTCTTTTTAATCTGGCTCCATATAGAGCCGAAGAAACCCTGCTTTGGTGTTTGCGCTTCCGTCATAGCGGCGCTCGCGTTCAAGTTTCTTGACGACGCATCCAGTTGTTCTATTTGAGCGAATGCAGATTTAACCTGCATCGCAGAGGATAGCGCGGGAGTAATTATGTCCTGGATATCCGCTTTTGCTCCGGCGGGCGTACTCGCTCCGCGACCGCCCATGCCGGAGAGTATTGGATTAAGGCCCGCGAGTTTTAGATCTTTTATCTCTCGCTGGTGGGCCGTGTCCGACATCATCTTTTGGAAATCGCGTTGTTTCCTCGCTTCCTGGCGCGCTGCTGAACGGGCACTCGATCCCCCCAAGAGGGAACCGATGCCCGTTACTATTGCCGGGACTGTGCCGACTGGTAGCGGCATCAGAAGTGATCGATGAAGCCCGGGACGCCATACAGTGGCATAGGACGTGCGCAGCGCATGGAGAAATAGGAGTCGAACAGGAAATGAGGCTCAGAAGGAACAGCAATGATGCGTTCAATCGGAGGTTTATCCGTGATGAAATTGTCATCTAACACCGGTAATACCGAGAAGTCCTGAGCCAGATGCCAGGCGTCGAGAGTGCCGGCCGCCTGGGACCGCATGATCCCCGTTATCTGGGAATTTTTATAGCGGTATTCCGCGAATCTTTCTTGATAGCCAAAGACGTCTAAATCCGCTACCGGATCGACGTCGCCCTGGGCGAAGATTTCGCGATTTTCCACGACCTGCTCACCAATGTGAGACAAGGCCGGGTAAAAGAAGTCGAATCGAGTTCGACGAGAGAACATCCGATGCAGCCCCTGCTGATAAGTCAGGTCTGCGCGGACTGATACCAGTCCGATTATAAGGCAATGTTCTGTGAAGGATTTTGTAAATCCATGATTGTTTAAGACGGCTGTGCCGTACCCCGCAAGATTACCTTGCGGTGTTGTTGCGACCTGCACATCCGTTGCCGTAAAGCCCGTCTGGGCTACGGGTACGATGTTCACCGGCGAGGATCCGCCGCCGAGATACTCGGGACGTTGCAGTCGCTGATCGGGCGAAGTTACCCCGAAGTGAGCGCGTATTATTTCCGTGTAGCGGGTACCGCCACGGGCATCGCGCTCAAGAAGTCTCTGGACTTGGAATGCCTGCCGTAAGGCATTTATTGTGGTTGCCGTTGCTGTCGATAAATCGGCAACGATCAATGGAAAACCGAGATTGGAAGAATCTTCTTCCATAACGGTCGCGTCGCCGGTGGTATTCCAGCCGGTGATCGCACGATCCGCCGTTCCGCCGGTTTCTTTTAATTGTTGTCCGGACGTTGCAAACGATCCGGTAGTGCCGATCCCTTTAATCTCTGCGGTACCCGACAGAGGTAATAGAACGGGATCGCCTTTTTGGGGAAATGGCAGGCACGACGTAAAATAGTCGTGTCGCTTTCCGCGGGATTGTAGTTGGTAATTCACGGCATCGTCCGGACCGTCATCGGTCGGGACGGGTTGTGCATTTTGTAAGTTCTGATCTCGGAACCATTCGTTCCAGATCAGATTGTAAGCTCGATGCCAGAGGCTCGAATGGATCATGGAACCGACACCCGTCGGAAGTCCCATGTAATCGTGAATTGAGTTCAGGCCATAGCCTGATGTTGCCGTCGATGTTTTTGTCGGGATTGTAAAATCCGTTGAATCGCCTGGGTTATTCTGCTCGCCATGGAATTTTTGCCAGTTGTCCCACACCAGTCGGTAAGGGACGGCGAAGAAGAATGTCTCCATGTACATATTGTCCATGGTCGGGAATAGAGGCGTGGCTAATCTTGCCAACGCCGTCATTTTTAGATTGAACGTGTCGCCAGGTAGCGCCTCGTCAATCAGTATCGGAATTAAAAGACCGCCGTTAAAGGCGGTCTTGTGTCCGTGTGATCTATCGAATGAACTACGAGGAATTTCCGCCTTTGGTATCTGGCTGAATTGGTGCGCCATCGTCGATTTCTGTGTGTTCCGCGCCATCGAATAGATCGTCTTTTGAAGGTTTATGAACGATATACTCTACGCCGTTTCCTATCAGTTTGCGATCTAGCTGTATTTCAGCGTCGAAATCGTCAAATTCTCCTAACGAGAATAGCGTGTAATCGTGCGGATGATTGCCGAATTGATGATCGGCTGAATTGATGCAATCCGAGAATGTCCGGATTGCCATACCGCGTTGAGGAAGGAAAAAAGGAGGTAGGTATGCTTTCGCTTTTTCATCGAAAATTACAAAGATTTTCTGTATCATTACAGTGTCCTTTTTGATTGTTTAGTGCGTGCCTCAAGGCACTCTTGCCGAACCATTAATCGCTCCGGAGTATTTTCCGATGCTCTTTGTTTCATTCCTTGCAAGCGTTGCGCTTTTATTGATTTGTATTGTTCGGGGTCTATTTTTTCCAGTAGTTGTGTGTAGTACCTGGGTGTCCCTACTTTTTTTCCTTTTATTATGACGAAGTCATCGGGAAAGACATCGTCTTGGTATTTTTTGAACCATTCGTAGCCGATACCCGGCTTTAAACTCATGGTGTTGTATTCCGGTTGCAGCCAAATGGCTTGCCCGGTATCGGAATCAACTCGCAAATAATGATTTGCGGCTGCTTTCCCGGTTATTTTTTTTAATGTATAGCGCGCGACGTAGCCCGCGCTTTCTATTGTGACAGATCCTGTGGAAGCAAATCCTTTGCCCCACAGATCTGTCAATAGTTTTGAAGTGTATAGTTTATTTTTATTTCTTTCTGAATGAAAGACCCTGTCCGGCCAATCGTGGCCGAACAAGATCGCATGGTAGTGGGGCCTGGCTATAAAGCCATTTTCCGGCGTTGCC